TCTATTTGTCGAATGAGGGCGTGTCTCTGTTGGAAAACGCCGCATACCTGGGACTGCCCATTCCGCAGAAGCTGAAATCTGTTCTGGAGCAGCTTCATGACCGCAGTGAAAAGGAGGACGAATAACATGGCTTACACGAATAGCCCTATGGTATCATACACCAAACTCAGCCCCAACCACTCCGGGCAGCGCACCCACAGCATTGACCGTATCACGCCGCACTGCGTGGTGGGTCAGTGCTCGGTGGAAACGCTGGGCAACATTTTTTATCCCACTTCACGTCAGGCAAGCTGCAACTACGGCATCGGGCCGGACGGCAGAGTCGGTATGTATGTGGAAGAGAAAAACCGCTCTTGGTGCTCCTCTTCCGCAGCCAACGACCAGAGAGCCATCACCATCGAGTGCGCCAGCGACAGCACCGAGCCGTATGCGTTCAAGGACATCGTCTACCGGACGCTCATCAAGCTCTGCGTTGATATCTGTAAGCGCAACGGCAAAACCAAGCTGCTCTGGCTTGGAGACAAAACGAAAACGCTGAACTACAGTCCGAAGAGCAATGAGATGGTTCTGACCGTCCACAGGTGGTTCGCTAACAAGTCCTGCCCCGGCAACTGGATGTATTCCCGTATGGGTGACCTCGCCGAAAAGGTCACAGCGGCCCTCGGCGACACGGCCACTACACCGAAGCAGCTCTATCGCGTCCGCAAGACGTGGTCGGATTCCAAATCGCAGAAGGGCGCTTATAAAATACTTGCCAATGCAAAAGCGTGTGCTGATAAGAATCCAGGATACTCCGTCTTCGATACTGACGGGAATGCCGTATACACATCCGAGACAGGCTCTGCCGGTGTCCCCGGTGACGCCACCTTCAAGGTTCGGGTGTCTGTGCCTGACCTGAACATCCGCTCCGGGCCGGGGACAAACTATGCAGCCACCGGTCGTTTCACCGGAGTTGGGGTCTTCACCATCACCGCCGTGCAGTCCGGTCAGGGCTCCAGCTCCGGCTGGGGCAAGCTCAAGTCCGGCGCTGGCTGGATTGCGCTGGACTACGCCAAACGCGTATAATCGCATAAACCATTCTGGGCCCATGGGAGAAATCCTGTAGGCCCCTTTTTCTATTTTTGATACAAATATCCGCTCAAAACGGCCTCCCACCTTCAGTGGGAACTGAAGGATAAGCCTTCGGATTGGAGGTCACTATGACAAACGAACAGAAATACAAAATCGCGGAGCTCCGCCAGTCCGGGTACGGATACGCCAACATTGCTGATGCGCTCGGCCTGACCAAGAATCAGGTTTCTGCCTACTGCCGCAGGGCAGGGCTCACCGGCACCAAGGCCGCTGTGGGCACGACCGATGTTCCTGCTTCAAACTGCTGCCGTAACTGTGGCAAGCCGCTGATGCAGGTCGCCGGGAGGAAGCCTCTCAAGTTCTGCTCGGACGCCTGCCGCATCCACTGGTGGAATACGCATCCGGACGCTGTGGATAAAAAGGCGTTCTACGATTTTACATGCGCCTGCTGCGGGAAGCCCTTCCGGGCCTATGGCAATTCTCGGCGGAAATACTGCTGCCACGCCTGCTATGTTCAGGCTCGGTTCCAAGGTGGTGATAGCCGTGACTGAGGAGCAATTCGACCGGGAGAAACGGTATCAGGCCAGCATGAATATGTTTCGGACGATGTTGAAAAACGGCCTCATCACCGAGGAGCAATACGCCATAATTGATACAAAAATGCTGGAAAAATATCGGCCTTTATTGGGGACATTATTTTCGGAATCTACTTGCTATTCCGGGCTTTCAGAGCGATGTATAGTACCGGAAAGGAGCTGATTTCATGCGAAAAGTAAGCAAAATCGAGCCGATTTCTCCGTCACTCCCGACCCGCAAGAAGGTCGCAGCATACGCCAGAGTTTCGATGGAGACCGAGCGGCTCAACCACTCCCTGTCAGCGCAGGTCAGCTATTACAGCAATCTGATTCAGAGCAATCCGGAATGGGAATACGCTGGCGTCTACGCGGACAATGCCGTCACCGGCACGAAGTCCTCCAGCCGAGAGGAATTCCAGAGGATGCTGGAGGATTGTGAAGCCGGGAAAATCGACATCATCCTCACAAAGAGCATCTCAAGATTCGCCCGGAACACGGTCGACCTGCTGGAGACCGTCCGCCACCTGAAGGAGCTGGGTATCGAGGTTCGGTTTGAAAAGGAACACATCAATTCCCTGAGCGGTGATGGAGAGGTCATGCTTACCCTGCTGGCATCCTTTGCGCAGGAGGAGGTCAGGAGCCTCTCAGAGAACGTCAAATGGGGCACCCGGAAGCGCTTTGAGCAGGGCATCCCCAACGGACGGTTCTTGATTTACGGCTACCGTTGGGAAGGCGACCATCTGGTCGTCGAGCCAGAGGAGGCCAAAATCGTCCGGCTCATCTACGACAATTTCCTGAAGGGCCTCTCCGCTGAGGCAACGGAAAAACAGCTGGAGGAGATGGGCGTCAAGTCCATGAAGGGGATGCATTTTCCCAACAGCTCTATTCGGGCCATCCTCAAAAACATCACCTACACCGGGAACCTGCTGTTCCAGAAGGAATACACGCTTGACCCCATCAGCAAAAAGACGCGCAAAAACCACGGTGAGCTGCCTCAGTATTTCGTGGAGAACACCCACGAGGCCATCATCCCGATGGAGACTTATCAGGCGGTGCAGGCTGAGATTGCACGGCGGCAGGAGCTTGGCGCTCTGGCTAACTGGAGCATCAACACCAGCTGCTTCACCTCGAAAATCAAATGCGGCCTCTGCGGTGCCAGTTTTGTACGCAATACCCGGAAGAACCGGGCCAAGACCAGTCAGCTTGGGGAGCGTTACACTTTCTACGGCTGCGGCACAAACAAGCGCAAGGGAGCACACTGTTTCTCCGGCACGATACGAGAGGACGTTCTCAAAGAGGAATGCGCCAAGGCACTCGGTCTGCCGGAATTTGATGAGGATACGTTTTCGGGGCGGGTGGCGAAGGTTACGATTCCGGCCACTGGCACGATGGTTTTCGAGCTCACTGATGGTACCTCCTTTGAGCATCACTGGAGTCGGAATGCAAAGAAGGAAAGCTGGACAGCAGAACGGCGCAAGGCGGTCAGTGAGTACCGGCGCAGTCGGGAAACCGGATGGAAATGCTACCACACCTTCACCCACTTCATCAAATGCGGACGATGCGGCGCAAACTATCGCTGCCAGACGCACAAGCGCGTGGACGGGACGGTAGTACGCTCCTGGTACTGCTCATCACCGACAGCGGTGGACTGCTCCAAAGTTGGCATCCGGGAGGACACGCTAAAGGCGCTCATAGCAGACGTGATGGGCCTGCCGGAGTTTGACGAGGAGCTTTTCAATCAGCAGCTGGCTTACGCGACGGTGCCCGCAGACAATGAGATTGCCTTTCACTTCCGGGACGGACATGAGGTTTCCAAAACCTTTGCCCAGAAGCGCCAGATGCCGCGTCATACCGAGGAGCGGAAGAAGCACATGAGCGAGGTCATGAAAGCGAAATGGAGGGAACGCCATGCCGAAAACGACTAAGAAGATTACCACCATCCCGGCCACGCTGACCCGCTTCACGGCTACGCCTATCACAGAACAGAAAAAGCGCCAGGTCGCCGGTTATGCGCGTGTTTCCACTGACCACGACGACCAGTTCACCAGCTACGAGGCCCAGATTGATTACTACACCAATTACATCAAGAGCCGGGACGATTGGGAGTTCGTCGATGTTTATACGGACGCAGGCATAACCGGCACCAGCACCAAGCACCGCGAGGGCTTCAAACGCATGGTCGCAGATGCGCTGGCCGGGAAAATCGACCTCATCGTGACCAAGAGCGTCAGCCGGTTTGCCCGGAACACGGTGGACAGCCTGACCACCATCCGCCAGCTCAAGGAAAACGGCATCGAGTGCTATTTTGAAAAGGAGAACATCTGGACGTTTGACGGGAAGGGCGAGCTGCTCCTGACCATCATGTCCTCACTGGCACAGGAAGAAAGCCGCAGCATTTCCGAGAACTGCACTTGGGGCCAGAGAAAGCGCTTCGCAGACGGAAAGGTCAGTGTTCCGTTCCAGCGCTTCCTTGGCTACGACCGAGGCCCGGACGGGAATCTGGTGGTCAACCGAGAGCAGGCAGTCATCGTCAAGCGCATCTACAGCTTGTTCCTGCAGGGCATGACCTACCACGGCATAGCCGATACCCTCACCAAGGACGGCATTCCGACACCCGGCGGCAAGAAAAAATGGAGCATTTCCACCGTCAAGAGTATCCTCAGCAATGAGAAGTACAAGGGCGATGCGCTCCTTCAGAAAAGCTACACCGTCGATTTCCTGACCAAGAAGACCAAGGTCAACGAGGGCGAAATCCCGCAGTACTATGTCGAGGATAACCACGAAGCCATCATCGACCCTGAAGTGTTCGAGATGGTGCAGCGGGAAATGGCAAAACGCGGCAAGGGCAAAAAGTACCACAGCGGAGTCCACGCCTTTTCCACCAAAATCAAGTGTGGCGAATGCGGAAGCTGGTACGGCTCAAAGGTGTGGCACTCCAACAGCAAGTACCGCAAGACCATCTGGCAGTGCAATCACAAATTTGATGGCGACTGCCGGTGCCAAACA